ACAGTACAGTTAGTTTCTGATCCTGATATCACGTTAGATATTCCGTTGGTGTTAACGAATACTTCGCAAGATGATGTATACGAAGGTTCGTTTGAAGAAAGGCGATCTTTGATCTTTACTTTAGATTTCACAATGAAAGGGTTTTTCTTTGGACCAACTAAGAAACAAGGTGTTATCAAACTTGCGAATGTTCAATTCTATGATGCAACGCTGTTTACTGACATTGACGATGCTGTAGGGAATACTGAAGTTGCCTCGCGCGTAACTGTATATCCTGGTCAACTGGCGAATGGTTCTCCGACTACAAACGCAGCGGCAACAGTAGATAAAAGTTTAATATCGAAAGAAGAAAACTGGGATTATATTGTAGATACACAGTCAACTTTCCCAGATGATTTCGGAGAATAATTATGGCGAATGATGTGATCGGCGAAGTCCTTGGACTGACGCCAATAGAAAAAGAAGAAAAACTTCCAACAACATATCAACCACCAGTTTCTGTTGATCGACAGGCAGAGACTGATGTTGAGTATGTTCGTGGAAATATGTATGATCTGATTGAGAAAGGCACTCGTTCAATGGATGAGTTGCTTGCCATCGCTGATCAATCTCAGCATCCACGATCTTACGAAGTTCTTTCTGGATTGATAAAAAACTTGAGTGAATTGAATAAAGACCTGATTGACTTACATGATAAGAAAAAGAAACTGATTAATGTAGAGCAACAAACTGCACCAAACACCGTGAATAATAACCTATTCGTTGGTTCAACCAGCGATCTATTGAAGATGATTAATAAAGAGAATGATGAAGAAACCAATTGAGGATATTGAAGAATATCGCACGTATCTTGGTAATGCAAATTTAAAAAGGCAAGGTGTAGATATATCATGGACTGAGGATATGATTCGCGAGTATGTTTCTTGCGCGAAAGATCCTATATACTTTGCTCAAAACTACATACAAATTGTCCACGTTGACCACGGTCTAATACCAATTGATCTTTACGATTATCAGCGAGAGATTATTGAAAAGACAACAAACAATCGAAGAACGTGCGTGGTTACTTCGCGCCAAGCAGGTAAGACAACGACTGCTGTCTGCCTTATCCTTCATTATATTCTGTTTAATGATCATAAACTTGTCGCTCTTCTTGCAAATAAAGGAGACGCTGCAAGAGAAATTCTCGATCGGATTAAAACTGCTTACGAAGCACTTCCGAAGTGGTTGCAACAAGGAGTCGTAGAATGGAACAAAGGGAGTGTTGAATTTGAAAATGGATCAAAAATTGTTGCTGCCGCTACTTCCTCTTCTGCTATTCGTGGTAAATCCGTATCTTTCCTTTACATTGATGAGACCGCATTCGTTGAGAACTGGGACGAATTCTTTGCCTCAGTATTCCCTACAATATCATCCGGAACAACCACCAAGATTCTACTAACTTCTACTCCGAACGGACTCAATCATTTTTACAAGACTTGCGAAGGTGCTAAGTCAAAGAAGAATGGTTATGAGTTTGTAAGAGTCATGTGGTATGATGTTCCTGGGCGCGATGAGAAATGGAAAGAAGAAACACTCGCTGCGATGGATTTTGATCACGAAAAATTTTCACAGGAAATGGAATGTGAGTTTATTGGCAGTTCTGGTACATTAATCTCGGGCGGCAAACTCAAACAATTAGTTTATCGCGATCCAGTTGAAGAGCGCGGTGGATTAACAATGTACTATCGACCACAACTAAATCGTAATTATGTAATTGTGGTTGATGTTTCTCGGGGCAAGGGATTAGATTACTCTGCGTTTCAAGTAATTGATATTACCAAAATGCCCTATGTACAGGTTTGTACATTTAGAGATAATATGATCACACCAATGGATTATGCTTCAGTGTTACATCAGTTTGGTAAATTCTATAATGAAGCACAAATCATGGTTGAAATAAACGACATTGGTGAACAAGTTGCTTCTACATTGAATGAAGATTTTGAATATGAAAATATGCTTTTTACTGAGAACAGCGGTCGTAGTGGTAAGCGATTGACTACAGGATTCTCATCGAAAGGCGACAAAGGTATTCGTACAACTAAAACTGTCAAGTCTATTGGTTGCTCGATACTGAAACTTCTCATTGAGCAGGATCAACTTATCTTAAATGACTTCAACACAATTAAGGAACTTTCTACATTTAGTAAGAAGGGAGTCAGTTGGGAAGCAGAAGCAGGATGCCATGATGATCTTGTCATGGGGCTGGTTCTCTTTGCTTGGTTGTCTAATCAAAAATTCTTTAAAGAATTAACTGATATAAATACCATTAGTCAATTAAGAGACATGAATGAAGAACAATTGTTAAACGAATTAACACCATTTGGAATTATTGATACTGGGCATGATATGTTTGAAGAAAAACCTTTGATGGCGGTCAGTGGCGATTCGTTTCTGTTTAGTGATGACGAAATCTAGAATTTTAGATTTTTATAAATAATATACACGAATAATTTATTATTCAACCGTTGAAAAACTATAAGGGAGAAGATACTATGCCTTTTCAACTCAGTCCAGGCGTAAATGTAACAGAAATCGACCTGACTACTGTCATCCCGCAGGTTGCTACAACTGAAGCAGCAATCGGTGGTATGTTTCGCTGGGGACCAGTAGAAGATTATCTGCTGATTCAAAGCGAAGATCAGTTGGTCGACCGTTACGGCAAGCCAAATAACGATAATTTTGAGACATGGTTTACTGCGGCGAACTATTTGGCATATTCTGATGCCCTATATGTAAGTCGTGCTTGGAGTACAACTTCTTACAACGCAATTGCCAATACTGGCGAAGCGAACGTTGCTCTGCAAGTTACTAAAAACGAGCAACACTATAATGCAACAAAAGATGGCACCTATGACGCTGATATTCAGTGGGTAGCGAAATATCCTGGTGCGCTTGGTAACTCTTTGCAAATTTCTGTTTGTGATAGTGCCAACGCATATCAAAGCAACGTTGCTCTCGAAGAAGTAGATGCTGCTAACACTGGCACTGCAAACATTGTGTTTACAGTTGGTTCTAACACTGCTACCATTTCAGTTTCTAACAGTGCTTCTGGCGATGCAAACTCTTCAGCTGCTGTACTTACTTCAGTATTGGCTGATATCGCAATTACTGACCAAGTTCTCGCTGGTAACAGCACAATTTCTACACAGTATCTTCAAGTTACTGCGAAAGGAAGCGTTACTAAAACAGAAGAACTCGGTTCAGAAACTGGTGAAGCAACGGTAACAATTTCTTTCTCAGATCGTTATCGTCTTTCCGAAGATTTCTCGTCAGACACAATCCAGCGGTTCTGGGCAGGGCAAGGTATTACAGAAGAAGCTCCTGGACAGTCTAACTGGCAGTTGGCGCAAGGTAATACTTCAGCGCAAGACGAAATGCATATTGTAGTTTATGACGAAGATGGTAAGATTACTGGTACGCCAGGAACTCCTCTTGAAGTATGGCAGAGATTGTCTCGTGCTACTGATGCTAAGAACGATGATGGCGCAGTAAATTATTACAAAGAAGTAATTAACCAAGGTTCGCGTTGGATCTGGTTTGCTAATGATCGAGCAAATGCTACTTCTGCTGCTGCTGAAAGTCTTGCTTCTTCTACGAACGATGCTCCATATGTTCAGTCTTTCGTTGGCGGTACAGATAGCGTAGCAGAAAGTTCCGGAGATGCATTGTCGCCAGTTATTCGAGCATTCGATTTATTCAAGTCTGCTGAAGATGTTGACGTATCTTTGATTCTGACTGGTAAATCTATCGGTGGTTCTACAACTTTCCAAGGTCGTACTGTAATTGGTACTCAGTTGCCGAATTATCTGATTGATAATATTGCAGAAACTCGTAAAGACTGCGTAGTATATCTGTCGCCAGAACGCGGTGATGTTGTCAACAATGCTGCTGGAGATATCGAGCGCGATGTAACTGACTTCCGAAACGTATGTCGTTCAACTTCTTATGCTGTAATGGACAGCGGATACAAGTATCAGTATGACAAGTACAACGATGTATATCGTTACGTTCCTTTGAACGGCGATACTGCTGGTTTGACTGCTTATACTGCCGATATCCGTGATGCATGGTGGTCACCTGCTGGTTTCAACCGTGGTAACATTAAGAACCTTGTTCGTTTGGCATGGAATCCTAAGAAAGCAGAGCGAGATGTTCTTTATAAGAGCGGTGTAAACCCAGTTGTGTCTTTCCCAGGACAGGGAACTGTACTGTTCGGTGACAAGACTCTTCTGGCGAAACCATCTGCCTTTGATCGAATTAATGTACGTCGTCTGTTTATTGTTCTTGAGAAAGCAATTGCGACATCTGCTAAGTTTACTCTGTTTGAGTTCAACGATGCATTTACTCGCGCTTCATTCGTCAACCTCGTAACTCCGTTCTTGCGTGATGTACAAGGTCGCCGAGGAATTACTGACTTCGTTGTAGTCTGTGACGAAACTAACAACACAGGTGAAGTGATTGATCGTAACGAGTTTGTTGGTGATATTTACATCAAACCTGCTCGATCTATTAACTTCATCCAGTTGAACTTCGTTGCTGTAAGAACTGGGGTTGAATTCTCCGAAGTTATTGGTCAATTTTAATAAATAGATAAAAATAAATTCATAGGAGAATAAGCAAATGGCTTTTAGCATAACAAGTTTTAAAGGTGGCGCAATCCAAGCGGGTGGGTATCGTCCTGCCCTGTTTGAAGCGCAAGTAACTCGCGCAGGGAATTCTATGAATTTCCTGTGTCAAGCAACCCAAGTTCCTGCTATGACCATGGGTGTCATTGAAGTTCCATACTTTGGTCGTAAGATTAAAGTTGCTGGCGATCGTACTTATGCCGAGTGGACAACAACGCTCATGATTGAAGAAGATTTCGGACTTCGTGCTGAGTTGGAAAATTGGCAAGAGACGATTAACT